TCCGTGTAGACTCAAAAGGTCTTTACGAAAGTTCGCCCGATATGCCGGATACTTCGCTCTCAAGCGACGCATTTCGCGACGCTTGGCTTGCTTACAATATCGCAAGAAAGAGAGAAGTTGATAACACAGGGACCGAGGAAGCTGCAATTTTGGCTTTCTTTGAAACTGAAGCACGTTGTGGACAGCTCGAAGAAGAGGGTTTTCTTGCAAGCCTTGATTGGCCTGCTCGTAATTCGCTTTTGCGTGCGCGGAATATTGCGCATCGCATACTAGGCGATAAACCTCCTTCGAACTGGTACCGGGAATGCTCTTTTACCGGTGGTGCATCTACGAGCCGCAGACGCTCAGAATCGCATCCTGCAATTAAGTGGTGGGGGAGACCCTGCCTGGATGTGACAACTTCAGCTTTAAGACACCTTCTGATGCTAAAGGAATCTTGCGAAGTTATTGATGCCGTGTGGACCGCCCCTGGGGCGCTAAGCATGACAGAAGATCCGCGCAAGTGTTCGCCTTTCTTTCGTCTAGTCCGCGGTTCGCGGCTACAGACGGTTAAGAAGAACTACAAGACGGACAGGGTCATACTCATCGAACCCGATGGGAATATGGTCCTCCAGGAGGGTGTTGGTAACGTCATCAGGAAATGCTTGAAACGTGTCGGCATAAACCTCAATGACCAGACTCGTAATCAGCGATTAGCTTTTGCTGGTTCGATCTCTGGCACACTGGGGACGCTTGACATTGAGAGCGCTTCTGATAGCGTCTTACTAGGTTTGCTACGTTTTCTCCTCCCGTGGGATTGGTACGTGCTCATTTTAGAGCTGCGTTCACCAAAGTTCTTCCATGATGGTGTGTGGTATAATCTGGTCAAGACGTCCTCTATGGGCAACGGGTTCACTTTCGAACTCGAAAGCCTCGTCTTCTATTGCCTAACACAGGCGGTGGTCGACGTGCTTCGTCCAGAGGAAACCAGGGTTGGTATTTACGGCGACGATATTATTGTTGCCGCGAGTGTCTGTGGTTACTTGGAAGTATTCCTCAATAGATGTGGCTTCAAGCTGAATAAGCAGAAGTCGTTCTGGAGGGGACCATTCCGAGAGTCGTGCGGTAAGCACTACCACAGTGGTTTAGACGTTACGCCTGTATACTGCAAAGCCGATCTGACATCTCCTGACGAAATATTCAGGTTATACAACCAGATTCGGGGCTGGGCACGTCAAGGTCTGGAAACAGACTGGGACGAGAGACTG